TGAGTTTGTCTTAAAAATCTATCTTTTATATTTGCCGTATTCGCGGCGTGCCTCTTGAACTTCTCGTAAAGCATCTGCCAAATCTGGATCTTCCATAATCAAGCGATCCTTTGCCTGGGACTATGTCTCAGATATCTCTTTTGCAATAACTGCCTGAGCCATTCCTAAGTCTTTAGCGGCTGTGCTATATAGGTTTTTACCAAGAGATACGATGCCCTTTTCTAATCGGCCATCCCCAGTTGCCAACTCAATCCAGCGGTTGTACTGAGATGCGCTGAGTTCAACCCCATCAATGGACTTATTTGGTACATACATTGGTACGCCATACTCAACTAATGTGGCATGGGCTGGAGAGAACTTACCCTCTGATGTCTTAAATGGGCTGACAAATTCATAAAGGTTACCTTTGCCAACCTTCATGGCCTCGCCAGTAATAGGATCTAACTGGCGCGGTAAGTCATCTGAAGTCAATGGGTTACGGGATTTGTAGTAGTTAACTGCCTCCCAGAATCCACGACTTGCTGGCTCAGTTGCGGTTAACGCCATAGCGCTTGGCATGGTATTGGATTTAGTAGGATCCATCATGCGCTCTATGCCAGCTACAAAAGAACTGTGAACCCCTAATGGAGAACCGCCAATAGCCAACTCAGATCCTTGCTTAACAACTTTTTTGATTAAGTCGGCAAAAATTCCAGGAGCATCTTTCTTACCTGATGTAAACACTTTCATAATGTCGCTAAAGCCCTGGAGCATAGGTTGCTCTGAGAGGTATTGATACACACCCAATGCCGCACCCATAGCAATCTTCTCTGTATCAGATCCACCAGGAGTCATCATTGTGTACTCGCCAGTAGTAGATGCTATGCCAAGTAATGTAGCCAATGGCTCCATGCCAGCGTAGGATACATATACTTTATCGCCTGTCTTGTTGACAGTTGTCATGCTCTCTAACTGGGCCATAGTCTCTGGGCTGACATCGCCCTTATTAAATACTACTGAGAACTGTTGCCAGCCTGTACCCTCTAGCGCTTTCTTATCTTCTGTACGCATAGGGCCATAGCCTGTAAGCTGGCCTTCTAATGCAAAAGATCCAGCCGCGTATATCATTGAGCCGCCTAATGTAACACGAGCCATTGCTTGGTCTCTGCGGATGCCACCAGCATTGAAGTCACCCCAAAATCGTGGGCTTGCAAAGTTTAGTCCTGGCGTGCGAGAGATAGCCTCCAAAGCAATATTTGTAGGTGTCTTAATAAATGGCACAAACATCTTAATGATTGGGTTCTGACCGGCTCTCTGTAGGCCTTGTAGTGCTGGCTCTAGTTCACGAGTAAATGTTACTGTACGAGATACACTTTTGGCCGCATCATCAATGTCTGGTGTTGGGTTTGATAGCAACTCAGATACTAGATCAGCGGATTGCTTAGATGCATCATCAGGAGCAACTCCAGATTTAACTAAATTCTTATACATCGTATCGCCTTCGCGTACTGCTAAAGCGTTTAACTCCATGCGATAACCAACAGCTTTAAAGAACTCATCCTCTGCCATCAGGGCGCGTCCTGGTAATGTTACAAACTTGCCCCAATAACGCAATGCATTACCAGTTGCCTTGCCTACCTCTGAATCTCCAAAGTCAATATCGAATGCCTCACGCCCAGCACGACCAGCCTCAATCTTTGAGAATGGATCTGTTGGCGTATTCTTAACAAATGCAGTACCAGCGATATCTGCACCCTCGCGAATGCCCTGTAGGAATCCTACTGCTTGGGCATATACTTCGTTTGTAGAAATAGCTTGCTCGCCACCTTTAAACATAAAGTTACGGGCATTACCAATAGCAGATGCAACCGCACGCTCTGGGATCTGATACGCGCCAAAGAATAAATTACCAGCAATATTTTTAGCGTGTGTAACTGGGCCAGACAATAGGCCATTAATCCATGTGCTATACCAGATGTCTTTGACTGTGCCGCTAATAGTCTTTTCTGAGAGAGTTGCACGACCACTACGAGAATCAAGAGCAGTATATTTGTTAGCTAAATCGTGTACAGAATCAATGCCACCAGCCTCGGTCAATATACCCTCTAACATCAAGCCACGAGCATTGGTTGATTCACGAGCCTGGGCAAAGATACCAAGGGTACGAGCAATGTCCGCTTGACGGCCACGAGCAGACTTAAGTAATATACCTTCTAAAGCTATAGCTTGCCTAAAACTAGCGGCCAGTTCTGGTGTCAGTTCGCCAGCATTCTTTGCCGCTTTAACTTGTTCACCTAAATCAAATGCTCTCTTACCAGCATCGGTAATAGCTAAGAGCATCTTGTATGCGTTGCCAGCATTAGCCTCTGTAACTTGAGTAGGATCTACTAAGCGAGCCAAAAAAGCCTCGTCATATCCTTCCTCAATTGCTTTGGCCGCAATCTCTTTGTAGCTGACTTTCTCTAGTTTGTCAGCGCCATAAGTTTTAGCAGTTGCCTCAATAAATTGCTTAACGCCATCCTCATCCTTAATCATGTCCAGGTTAAATGCTGTCTCTGGAACACCAGCTTTAACTTCAGCAGTAGATGGTGAGGGTTTACCCGTAGTAGGCATTAATGGTGCAGTCTCCAGTACTGTTTGGGCAGTCTCTGGTGTGGCTTCTTTAATGACCTGATATGGGCCTACTGCGCCTGTGTCAGTACCGCTGGGTAGGATTGGTCTTTCTGTGCGCTTAGGGGCCTCTTTAACGGCCTTCCTGAGCATTGATGTAAAGCCAGCTACTTGTGTTGGCTCAAACTGTAATGGTTGATCTGTTAATTGGGTTGGGTCAACTTGCTCAGTATCAACTGGCAACTCTGCCACAGTCTTGTCTGCACCGGATAAATCATCCAGGCGCTCGGTTAGTGGTTTCATTGCCATTATTTCTCTCCAATGGCCATACCACTTGGCTGGCCTGTTACGCTAGTTGTATTTCCTTTGGCAACTCTGCCTCGTTTTCTGCTCCCCATGTCTCCGGGATTCCCTCTGGATACGCCAGCCCCAGGTAGTTGTCCCTGGTTAGCGGTAGCTTGAACTTCTTGAGCAGATCCAGGACGAAGTCCGGCTCCTTCCCACTCTGGTGGGTTGATTCCATTTGCTGATTTGAATACTTCATCCCTGGCCTCCGTTTGAGATATCTGTCCTTTTCGATATTTTAACCAAATATTGTCAATTAGTTCAGAATTTTTTGCATTCTTAAATGTGTCTGGGAATAGACCGCGTACAGCCTCCCAAGTAATTGACTGCATTTCGCGTGGCAATACACCGCGATCTTGTGCCGCTCTGCGGTATGCCTCTGCATATAGTCCATAAGTACCCTGTACACCAGTAATAGAACTATTAGCTGGGCCAACAGATCCTTTTACATTTGATGCAAAGTTATGGGCTACTTCAGTAGATGCACCAGATAAAGGACGCAACAAGCCAGCCGCTACAGCATGGGTATCAATGGTTACATATCCAGCCGGATTAGTAGGGTCGTAGATATTGTTATAGAAGTTACGAACCTTATGCATTGTGCCAAGGCTATTGCTGATGTTTGCTAGTTCTGGGTTTTCGTAAATGTTGATTGCTTTACCAATTTCATTTAATGAACCCCAGCCGGTTTTATATGGCACGCCTTTGTCTGTCAATCGAACGCCAGCAAATGTACCTTCTGGGTTAACGATCTGATGTTCACGAGGATTGTGTGCTTGGTCATAGGTACGCAACCACATAGCTTTTAATCCTGGATCTGGCAACTCTGCTAATGTCTTACCGCGAATAGCATCCACCATTGAAGCATATTGCGGTTTGGCCCAGATAACTTTAGCCATATCGTCCATTGAACTATCCCACTTAAAGGATTGTTTATTAGTCATTGTGTCTAGAACACGCTCACCTAAAGACACATTCATAAACCAATCTTTTTGTGGAGACAATACTGCCAGTATTCCAGAAATAGCACTATCACTAGCGCCGTATTTTGCCGTCCAATCATCTACAATATTGCGTGCGCCGTCATACCATAGCTTGCTACGCTGACGGGTTTGATCTGGAACTTTGTCATACAGATATAAAAGGTTATCCTTTACTTCTGAAATAAAATCTTCTGCTTGTTTTTCTGGGTTTCTTGCTTTAGATGCAAAGTTAGGATACTGCTGTATCAAACTCATATTGTGTTTGAATGCTTCCGGATCTTTTTTAACAGCCTCAAAGTCAATAATCAAATTAGATGCCAGCGGATCCTCGGTTGCTTTGACCGCAGTTGGCAAGCGTGTGCTGACTACATCAGTACGAGGAACTGTAGATACATCTTTAATGCTTAAGCCAATTGGCAAGTCTTTAGTTGCCTCTATGCCCTTCATCAATAATTTGCTACCTTTTACTGCGGCCTCTGGGATACCAGGCGCTGGTAGGAATGTGCCGATATCACTAGCTATCTTAGCGGTTTGTTCGCGATCTGCTTGATTGGCTACACCTTGAGGAATTACTGCTGGTAGGATCTCTTGCATCTGTTCTGTAGTGGGCATTACTGGTTCGCCTAAATACTTTTGTGCGCCTTCCTTATTAATCATATCTAGGATAGAGCGGATATCACCAGGCAATCCAATTGTCTGTGCGGTAGCGCCATGTAATGCGCCAGCTAATGTATCTAATAAAGCAATCAATGGACGATCTAATCCACCAGCTTTAGCAGATTGTTCTGGAGTAATACCAGCGCGGCCAACACGAATACCAGTTTGTGGCACATCAGATGTAACAGGCCCAGCCGCAAGCAAAGTATCTTGATTCTCTTGTGGTTGCGGAATGATGTCATCTGCCGCCAGATCATCCATGAATCTTTGGTCAATCATCTTATTTGCCTTTTTGTATTCTCAGTATTGACTTGCGCTCTTCAGAGTTAAAGCCATAACGCTTTAAATCATCATCGGTATACATCTTTGATGGATCGTAGTTAACGCCTTTTACATCAAAATATTTTGTCTTAATTCTATCTTGAGAATCTCTAGTATCTTTGATTTGTAGTTGAACTTGCTTATCACTAATCAACTCATCTGCAACGGCCATAGGATCAAATGGCTCACCATTGTTTCTTGCCTCTGTTTGGCGAGTAATTAATTTAGCTTTGATATCGGCAACAGTCTGCTTTTCCATACCAAAGCCAGGAGCGGTCATATCTGGAACGCCTAGTTTATTTTGAATATATTGGCTTGCTCTGCTCATCTCAGGGTTATCTTGGCGTACAGTTTTCTTTAGAATGTTTGCTTGCTTCCAAGAGATAACTTTGTTTCTTGCTAGATTGTCAAAGTAATCCTCGCCAACCTTTTGGCGATCTGCTAATGACTCTAGTTGACCTATTAACTCTTGATTGCCACCACCAATATCACCATTAATCATAGCTTTACGCTCTTCAATGCTGATTTCAACGCCAAGAGATTTAAGTTGGCTTAATCCATTTTGAGCGCTAATCTTTCCTGTCCAGATTTGCTCACGAATATTCATTGATTCATCGTAGTTCTTTTCTGATGCGGCATCGCGTGAGCGCTTCCACATAACAGCCTCTTCACCGAGTCTATCAACATATGCTTTACGCAATTTATCTTTGTCTACAGTTTTAACTAGTTCATTAAGGTTTCCAAAGTCACCGCTATTAATGCGTTTAATTCCTTCAGATGGCCTTGTAGCAAAGTCAGTAGATGTTGTGTAATCAACAACTGCATTTAGTACACGCTTTTGAAAAGCATCCATTGTCTGTTTAACAAACTCAGGGCTACCAGTTTTACTAGCAATATCGTATACACGACTGCGCTCTACTTTGACGCGCTCAAGCAACATAGCTGGATCTTTTTCAGCTTTGAATGTATCAGCAATAATTGTGGCTGATGGAGCAATAGAGTCACCAGCAAGAGCCATCTGACCTTCACTATAAATCTTTGCGTAATTCTCTGTAGCTTTTACATATACCGCGTTAGCGGCAGTAGCCATAGAACTGCGAAACTTAAGGCCTTCCTCTGGATCAATAGATCCAAGAGCCTTGGCATATCCAGCAGTCATTGACTTAATGGTTGTTTGTACTTCCTCAAGACTAAATGAACCAGAGTCAACAGCGGCGCTTAACATGGCCAACTCTTGACGGCCTTTAACTTCTAACTCACTACGCAATTGTCCAGCTTGGATCTTGCGTGCGGCATCACCAAAATATGTACCAGGTTTAGCAAACAACTCAGCCGGGCTTTTGCCTTCCTTCATAGCAGTCATTACTTGCTCTGATGTTGGCTGGTTCTCAGCGCCATACTGCATACCTTGACGCTGGGCATATTCAGTAGCGCTTTTAAATGCAAAGTTAGCAAGCCTATCTAATTGATTGCTGATAACCTGATTTTGAATTGCAGTCTCTTTATAAGTTGCATAATCAATGCGCGGTACATCTGCTGGCAGATATCCAGTTGGTTGGTATGTTTGAAGTTCAGCCATGATTTACCTTAAACTAAATCCATTGAAAACTCTGTTCCAGGAGGTTTACCACCAAGACTTGATCCAGCCGCAAATGCCGCTCCAACTTTGCCCAAAGCCTCATAGTTTCCAGTTTGCTCTGCAATAGATCCAGCCTGATCGTATAGAGATGCTTGAATTAGACCGCCTCTGCGTGTCATATCGGCATTGTCCAAAGCAAACATAAACTCTTTGCCGCCTTTGGTCTGGCTAATCTGCTGAACTAATGCGGCAGAACCCTCAAAGCCTTGTGTACCGCCAGCGTATCCGCGAGCAATGGTACTTGCTAATGCAGTATTTGTTCTTGCTAAGATTTGATTGGCTTGTAGTTCATACTGTACCGCTCTGCGGCCAGACTCAATTTCAGCCTGTTGCGCTTGCATTTTGTACATCTCTTTTTTGTTTTGACCAGCCTGATAAGATCCGTATGCGCTGGCCAACATCAAGCTAATAGCAATGGTTGCGCTTACTGGCTCTTGGTATTTCTGACCAGTAAGTTTATTTGCCGCTGGGCCACCCATAGGATCGCCAATTGGGCCATCAAATAGTTTAATGTCTTGTCTTGAGAATCTCATAATTATGTTCCTTGATGCGTAGATACTTTGTACTCTAAACCGAGCAATGTCATTTTCAATGGCACATCCTGTTCAACAGTAATCTTGGCATCTTGTGTATATCCTAAGATTCCATGAACAGTTTTAGTTCCTGTGTATTCAGCAACAGGCTCATCTAAGATATCTCCAAACTCTCTGAATGGAATTTGAATGCCATTAATTTTCATATGCTGAGTTTCAGAAACTAAAGCATTTACTTCTACAATGCGCTTTTTAAATCCAATACGAGTACCAGTTTGTAACTTAATATCAACTGGCATTGTTACCGCACGAACATTAATTGGCAAACCAACTTCATAGCTGGTTGTTGATGAGCGTGGGAATGTTACTGTGCCACCGCCTGGTACTACTTGCTCTGCCATGACAGCGCCATCAAGAAGTGTCTCTACTGTTTCGGTAGCGAGGTGGCTCATTGATACAGATGCCGCGGCCCCACCAGTTTTGGCTGAGTCTGTTAACAATGCATTTTCAAATACTTCAACATAGTATTGGTTTACGCCATTTACATTGCGCCTAACAACTGTATATATGGTTGAGATATCTACACCAACATCGATATAGGATCCATCTACAGTAGTGAACTTAGATGGAGCAATAACATTCTGGGCGCGTAATAAAGAAAAAGCGGCCATTGTTCCATCGTCTACATTCGTAATAAGCAATAAGTCATTTTCATCAGTAGCAACAGAACGGCGTAACGCCATGCGTGATGGTGTGCGTAATAGATGGCCAGCAAGCAATGAGATCTTGGCAGTCACATAGGTTAACTGTGTATCGGTATAGGCAAACTCATTAAGAGACTTGCCCTGGCGTTGTACAAACAATGTGCCAGACTCTAACTGCTGAACTCGTATTCCTTCTTTTATGCCATTACGGCTTGCGGTCTTAACAAAGAAGTTTGTAGGTGTAATTGGATCTAGTCCATTTTGTGGAACATAGAACTCTCCACCAGTTGTAAATACTTGCAAGTCACGACCAGAGATAATATCAACGATAGCATTAAAAGTATTAGTATCTAGTGTGGCTTCAACTGCGTCATCATCTAATCCTTCTGTAGCCAAAAAATCAAAGAACAGACCAACTTTAGAACCCCATATAGTACTTGGACGAGACTTAGAACCACCAAAATAAAGACGGCCTTCATGGAAAGTAACAGAACGAGGATAGCCGCGTGTAGCGCTCCAAACATTTTCGTAACCAGATTCATATTCCCAAGACCCATTTGCAATTGCTGAAGTATTAAAAAATGGAAACTCTGTAATTGCATCTACAGAAGTAGTTGAGTTGTATTTAACAATCTTAGCGCGACCCTGTGGAGTTGCATTGACATATTGGCCAACGCTACCAGCGCTAAATACTCCAGATGATGCGGTCAATGTAACCTTACCAGATACCGCTGATGGTGTCAGAGTACCGGCTGGGTTAGTAGTTGTTGCGGCAAAAGCATATGATGGATATGTATCAAAAGCAATTGTACTGGCAGTCCATGACGAATCATTTGCTCCACGAACAATCTTAACTGGCGCAACATCTTGGTGAACTACAATTAATGTATCAGCAGATTGAGTCCATACAATATTTGCTAATGTAGATCCAGTTAAACCAACACCAGATGTATTTAGGTAGGGATTACCCGTACCATTAATATTTGTAACAAGAGCCTCATTCTTAAATATATACATCCGATTATGCGTAAAGCATAGCATATAGCTGTCAGATGTAGAGAACTCAAACTCAATTAAGCGAACCCCATTAGCCGCCGATTCAGTACTGCTGTTTGGGAGGCTTGCAAGGTAGCGCATACCAGGTCTACGGCGTATGCCACCCTGTGGCTGGCACACTACATTAGTGGCCTCTTCTAGAGCGTTTTGATAGGCTGTTAAATCAACCCTTGCTCTAAGCAAAGGATCTAATTCACCAGTAGAGAAGTTTGTCTGTATCGAGACAAAGCGGCTCATTAATACCTCACAGCAATAAGAGAGAAATCATTGATAGCATTTGTTGGCTTATTAACGCCATCGATATTCATAGCCTGGCGCAAATAGCCACCACGGCCATTTTCACCTGGGCCACCAACTGCAACAGATTGCCAATACTGGCTTTTATCTGTTTGATCTGTAATTGGTAATGCCAGATGCCAAGTCATCATGTACTTAAGGAGTTGCACAAAATAACTAGGCAACTCATATTCTGGTACTGAGTATTGGTAATCGATATAGACTTGTTCGTAATCAGCCAACAGTTTGCTACCCATAATCCGATATTCTTTACGCGGAGGTACACCTGTTGCATCTGTATCATAAACTGCCATAGGGGATCCAATGCGATCTCCCGGCAATTGATATTCATATTTATACTCATTTACTGGCGTAGTAACTAGCCTAGCAATTGAGGATTTTTTAAAGCTAAAAGACCAGGGATATAACATCAATGCCTGATTCTTGATATCGTTATATAAGCGATCAGAAATAGAGGCCTCATCTGTGCCTTCATCAAATGACGAAATGGGCTTTGCGCCCAGCATCACTAATGCATCCGAACAGATCGATAATGCGGTATCACCAGCGGCCATTTAATTCTCCAATGTAATAATGGGCTATTCCCTGTTTTACCAGAAAATAGCCCATTTTGATACTAAATACTGTTAGTCAGTATCTGTTGCGCTTACAGTTGTGCCATCAGCAATATCAACAGAAGTTGATGTTACTTGGTTCACATATGTCAAAACTAGGCTAGGCGTAGTTGTGTCATAAACAAAAATAATATCGCCAACTTTCATCAAGTCTTTTAATGCCGCAAAATAACCAGCGGTATTAACAGTTGCTTGTGTGTCAGCAGTTTTGTATAGAAACATCGCTGGTGCATTACCAGACTTTGCCGCGCCGATGGTTACTAAACCAGTTGCAGAATATGCCATTTCAATTACTCCTTAGATTAAGATTCGCGAGCGGTGATTTGGACAATACCTTCAGCATCGATAGCAATTGCACCAGCAGAGAAAATAGAGTTCACAAGGAACGATGTCTTTTCTGGGATGTAATTGATTTCTGTGCGTGGGGCAATACCTTCAGCATAGCCGATAGAATCTTTGTGGAAAGCAAAGCAAGTGCGGTCTAAAGAACCATCAATTGCCAAACCGCCCTCAGAGCGATCGCCTAAGATGTGGAAAGTAAAGCCTAAGAAAGTATTGATTTCACCAGCAACTAATGCTTTAACAGTATTGAAGTCAGAAGATGTAACTGCTGTTTCTGACAACAAAGATGCTAAACCAGATGCGTGCAGAATGATATGACGGCCTTCTGGTGGCACATTGTTCTTGTCCAACAATTTCTTGGCTTCGCGCAATTTAGCCACATTCATGTTAGTGTCAGTACCACCGATATCGTTAGACACAGTTAAAGAAGTGCTTGATGCAGTTAAAGCGTCAAGGATCATTTGGTCTTGACGGCGGCCGATAGCGTTGCCAAGAACTTGAACCAACTCTGAACGCTCGTCAAAGTTAACTTTAGCTTGTGAAAAGATATCGCTATATTCAGCGGCATTGTAATCACCAAGAGTACAAGTTACATTTGAAAAACCAACATTCAATGGGGTTACATCGGTTTGGCCAATGCGTGGTGTAGCTACGCCTTTGCCAACTTTAGGGAACTTAACAGTAGAACCTTCGACTCCTCTGCGCTGACGAACTGCACCTACCAACATTGCTTTGCCCTGGTAGGACTGTTTTACCTCAGCATCAAAGAGGGTTACAAAGGCGTTTGATAAAGATACGCTCATTTGAAATCTCCAAAATAGATAAAAATAAAAAGGG